CGCTTTAACCTAGACAGCCTTCTGCGCGGAGATACCTCCAGCCGCTTCAGCTCTTACGCCGTAGCACGGCAGTGGGGCTGGCTAAGCGTTAACGACATCCGCGACCTCGAGAACATGAACCCGATCGAGGGCGGAGATGTATACCTCCAGCCTCTGAACATGGTCAACGCTGCCACGCAGCCCAACGACGTACCCATAGACTAATGCGCAACGACTACCCACAAGCCGCCACCGACGAGGCCAAGAAGGCTCTCGACCATCGCACCGAGTTCGGTAGCGAGTGCGGGACAGCTGTGGGCTGGGCTCGTGCTAATCAGCTGGCTAACCGCGAAGAGATCAGCGACGAGGTGATCGTGCGCACTTACAGCTTTTTACGCCGCGCAGGCGTTTACAATACTGGCGAGTTCATGAACCCAGACGGCACCGAAGTGTGCGGCTCGGTCATGTACGCCGCATGGGGCGGCCAGCCTATGCTGCAGTGGACCGAGGACGTTCTCAAGGAAGCAGCTAACACTCGCAGCCAAGAGGCTCGCCCCTACCCTAACGAGCACGCCGCTCGCATTGACGACCCAGCCGAATACGTGAGCTTTAACCGAGTGAACGACTTCTTCGAGGCTGGCGTCGACGCCATCTTCGGCATCGAAGAGGATGGCGAGCAGGAGCTCCAGAGCATCCGCTTTGACTCCGAGCGCTTTACAGCTGAAGAGGCTCAGCAGTGGCTTCAAGACCACGACTTCGAGTACATCGAGTTCGAGCCTGCTATCGAAGAGGCAGAGAAGCGTGCAGAAGGCGAGCTGGTCTCTTTCGACTTCGACGGAACTCTTACCACACCCATGGGCATGGCGCACCTAGCGAAGGAGATCTCGGACCAAAGCGAGGTATACATTATCTCAGCACGCGAAGAGGCGGAGCAGCTTCTTGAGTTCGCTCAAGAGCACGGCATCAAGCCAGAGTACGTCTTCGCCACTGGCAGCGACGAGGCTAAAGTCGAGAAAGTAAAGGAGCTAGGCATCGTGCGCCACTACGATGACAAGCCAGAAGTAATCGCCGCGCTCGAGGGCGTCGGTATTTTAATCAGCCCAGACATGCACAGAGCACTACCCAACGAGCTCAAGGTGGGCGACTTCGTTCGCTGGAACACGAGTAACGGCTTCGCTCAAGGCCGTATAATTGAGATCGCCGTAGAGGGCGAGATGAGCGCAGACAGTGGCTTTACCATCACTGGCACAGAGGACGACCCCGCCGCCAAGATCCGAGCCTACCAGTACGACGAAGAGCTTAAGGCTTTCGTCGAGCAGATGCCTGCTCTGAACGTGGTCCACCGCTTCAGCACTCTGGAGCTTTTTAGTGCGGACTTCCGTAATAATACACCCATCCGCGAGAAGCGAGAGCTGGGCGAGATGGCGCTAACCACTGGCCGCACCGTTCGCGGCTACGCTGCAGTCTACAACTCACCCAGCGAAGACCTCGGCGGCTTCATCGAATACATCGAAGCGGGAGCCTTTGACTCGGCTCTTGGCGACGACGTTCGGGCTCTATTTAACCACGACGCGAACCTGCTCCTAGCCCGCACCAAAAGCGGCACGCTTAAAATCGGAGTAGACGAGCGCGGCCTCTGGTATGAGTTCGATGCACCTAACACCTCGACGGGTAACGACCTGCTCGAGCTTTTAAAGCGAGGCGACGTAACGCAGAGCTCTTTCGGCTTCACTATCGAGAAGGACGAGTGGCGTAAGCAGAACGGCGTCACCTACCGCTACATCAAGAAAGTGGCGAGGCTCTACGACGTGAGCCCAGTCACCTACCCAGCCTATCCAGCTACTACCGCTACTCTCAAGGCGACCTCAGAGCCTCGCTCTGTGGACGAGACAGCAACCTCGCAGGAGGCTCCTGCAGTCGGCGCAGGTCTGACAGCCTACCGCCTTCGTCTAATAAAAACCCAACTCTAGTTCTAACATGAACACTATTAAACTCCGCGAAGAGCGTGCCAGCCTTGTAAAAGGAATGGAGGCTCTCGTATCAGCTGCTACCTCAGAAGGCCGCAGCCTCACGACTGAAGAGTCGAATCAGTTCGACAAAATGGAAGCTGCTCAGCAAGAGCTCCGCTCTAACATCGAGCGCTTCGAGAACCTCGAGAACCTCCGTAAGGAAATGGTCGCTAAAGAAGAGCGTACCGAGCGTAGCGCAGCTGCTGCTAAGCCAGAAGCTCGCGCTGCTTTCGCCAAGTACTTGCGCCACGGTGCTCGTGCCTTGTCATCTGAAGAGCGTGCTTTGATCGAGAAGCGTGGAACCGCTGACCAAATCGAAGGAACCGACTCACTCGGTGGCTTCTTGGTACCAGAGGACTTCTCTAACGACTTGAGCGTAGCCCTTAAGTTCACGGGAACTGTTGAGCGCGTTTCTCGCGTCATCACGACCTCGAACACTGGTAAGCTCCAGTACCCAACCGTAGACGATACTGCCGTAGCTGCTGCCATCTTGGCTGAAGCTGCTGGTGAGATCGTTAGCGACATGACCTTCGGTAACGTAGAGCTCGACTCTTACACCTACAGCTCTAAGATCGTTAAGGTATCTCGTCAGCTCATGGCCGACTCTGCCTTCGATCTGAATGCCTTCTTGGTCGACGCTCTTGGTTCACGTATCGCACGCGGTACTAACGCTGCCTTCACGACTGGTAGCGGCTCTAGCCAGCCTAACGGTATCGTAACTGCTTCTGCCACTGGTAAGACTTCGGCTTCTGCTACAGCTATCACTGCTGCCGAGCTTTTGGACTTGATGTACTCAGTAGACGCTGCTTACGCCAACAACCCAACCGCTGGCTTCATGTGCCACCAGAACGTACTTGCTGCCATCCGTAAGCTGGGCATCGCTTCTGCTAACGACTTCCCTATCTTCACTCCTGGCATGGGAATCGGCGAGAACGATATGCTCTTCGGTAAGCCTATCTACGTTAACAACGACATGGCTTCTACCATCGCGACTACTAACAAGACCATCCTCTTCGGTGACTTTAACCAGTACGCTGTGCGCGTTAACGGTGGTCTCGAGTTCTTGCGTCTTAACGAGCGCTACGCTGACGAGCTAGCTGTGGGCTTCATCGCTTACAAGCGCGTCGACGGTGACATCCTCCAGAGTGCTGCTATTAAGCACCTCGTACAAGCCTAAGGCATGGAGGTACGGTTTTTAACCGCTATCGCAGGGGATGGCTTCTACTTCGCCGCTGGCGAGGTAGCAAGCCTCCCCGACGCGATGGGCGCCGAATACTGCGCCGCTGGCTTCGCTGAAGCCATCGCAAAGCCTGCGCAGGCAAAGATGGAGAAGAGTACAAGTAAAGCACCAAAGCACACCCGCTAAACCATGGTAAAGGTCATTACCCCAGCCGCTGCAGAGCCTCTTACGGTTTCTGAAGTTAAAGACTTTCTTCGCGTTGATTCCAGCGCAGAGGACGCTCTTATCGGCGTGCTGATCACTGCCGCTCGCACTATGTGCGAGGAGTACACGCAGCAGGTGATGATGCCCACCACGGTAGAGCAGTACTGGGACGACTTCCCGTACTCCAGCGCCTCAGCCCCTCGAGATACTCGCGGGCAGTGGTTTACGGACTACGACATTATGCTACTGCAGAAGAGCCCAGTGCAGAGCGTGAGCTCTATTAAGTACTTCGACGGTAACGGCGACGAGCAGACCATCACCTCCACCAGCTACAGCGTGGATGCGGTCAGCCAGCCTGCCCGTATTTTACCAGTTACTAGCTGGGACGGCATCGACCCCAACCGACTGAACAGCGTCACAGTGCGCTACGTCGTGGGCTATGCCGACGCTGCCAGCGTGCCTGCACCTCTTAAGCAGGCCATGCTGCTCATGATCGGAGATATGTACGAACGTCGGCAGGACAGCATAAAGCAGCTGCCGAGTGCATCCGAGTACCTTATGAACCCCTACCGCGTCTTCCAGTTCTAAGCCGTGGCCATCCTTCCCATCAAAGACCTAGGCGAGTTAGACCGCCGCATCACCATACAGCAGACCACCGAGACGGTGGACTCTTACGGGCAGATGGTGCGCACCTACTCTACGCTCGGACAGTTCTGGGCTAAGGTGGACTACGTTAGCGGCGTAGAGGGCGAAGACAGCAACCGACTCGAAGCAGCCAAGCGCGTCGAGTTCGTGATCCGCTATAACGCCTCAGTAAACGAAAAGCAGCTTATATCTTGGGACGGCGACAGCTTCGAGATCGAAGCAGTTCTGCCAGTGGAGCGCAAGCGCTTCATGCACTTGATCACTAGACTAGTCGATTAAGATGGGCTACTTCAAGAAGCAACTAATGGCAGGAGCCGCTCGCGGCCGAGCTCAAGGCGGAGCCATGCGCTCCACCCGAGCCACTGACATCGCTAAGGGCAGCGTCTCAGTCGAAGGACTGGATGAGGCACTTAAGAAGATGAAGATGCTCGACGAGAACATCCGCAAGAGCGTCATGCGTCAAGCTGGTCGGCATGCTGCTCGGCCTATGCTGGACGCCTACCGCTCCGAGATCTACGACCTACAAGAGGACGAATTCAACGTCTACCAGAAGAGTGGCGGAATTTACGCCACCATCACCCCAGGCCAACTTCGTAAGTCTATGGGAATCATGCAAGTATACTCTAAGTACCGCGACATGATGGTAACCATAGTAGGCCCACAAGTGAAGCGAGGCTTCAGCAACCCAGAGAAGGGCGGCTGGTTTGCCCACTTCGTAAACTACGGCTACCTACTGGGCGGCCGCTACCAAGGTCATAACTTAGGCTTCGCAGACCGCGCACGCCAGAAGGCTATGGCCGTAACTGCCTCAGA